GGGTGAATTTGGTATGTGGCTGGCCGTTTCAGGGAGAGAAAGGTCAGGAAAGACAGGGGGGGTCGCCGTGCTGCTAAAAAAACGCCCACCTTTAACACGATTGCACTTAGCACATATAGCTGCAAGATTGTCATCATCAAACACATCACCACCCTTGACTCTTGGAATGATGTGGTCTACTTGATTAGCATTACCACCACACATGTAACATTCATAGCCATCTCTAGCCAATATGGATAAGCGTTTATCTTTCCACTTTTTAGTGCCTAACACTTTATGTTTACTACTCATGAGTAATTATATTTCTCAAGGTGTTCAAGTGCAGCACATGCGTTAGGTTCATTATTAACATATCCATATCGGTTACCAATATAGCGCATATGGAAGATGATCTGGTATGTGGGTGATTGTTTAAGCACTGCTTTATTGCGTATCTGGCCTAAGCCATAATGACTACCATTAACAGCTTTGTAATTCCATCTTGATTCTTTGTATACAAGCCAGTTATAGCATTCGAATTGATCAAATGATTTGAATTGATTGTAAGCAAAGAGTTTAAGGTTATTTATATTAGGTTCAGCAGATTCAGCTCTTTCAAGGCCACTAAATGTGCCTAAACATAGAGCGATCCCAACTAGGTACCACCTTGCGAGCCTACCCCTACGGGGCTCGCCTTTTCGCCTTGAGGGCGAATGTCTTCTAGAGGTTATCATATTAAGTCAAATCCAATTACATAATCGCAGGTCACAAGGCGTGTCGTTATTTCTTGCATGTGTAACATTTCTGATAATCCATTTTCCAACCGCCACACAATGGGCATCTTTCCACATTCTTATCCACAATATCTTTCCGTTCCCTGACTCCAGTCAGATTACATTTTAGACATTTAACAACTATGTGTTCCAAGCCAACATCATGTAATTCTTGGATCTCCCACAATGTTGGCTTAGCGCACTTATTACATTTGAGGACTAGCGGCTTAATCTTTGCCCCAACCTTTGCCACGGAATATCACAGCTGTTGGTGTGTATACCCGGCGCATGTCAGCACCACATGTAATGCAGCGAGGTGCTTCATGATTTGCCGGAAGAATAAATTCCTGTACAATCTCTTCTCCCGGACATTCATAATCGTATCTAGGCATTGTGATTGTAATCGATTCTATTAACAACTCCACAGCCCACGCATTTAAGTAATTCACCCTCATGAATCATGCGTGGGTCATTGCAAAGTTCACAGCACTCAGATAGCGGCACTTGGTCAACTGATACAACTTCATGTTGATCAATTTGCACTTTGATACCAGACTCAGTAACTATTTCAATGTATCCCATATTTCACCCCCTTATTGAATCTCAGGTTCATCGAAAAACCATTTACCATTAGCAGTGATCTTTGCCCACTTTGGTGCACATTGATCACTTTTGTCATTTGATGGACATACATATCCGAAGTAAGGCTTGCCACTAGCTTTAGCCGTGCCTTCTTTCTTTACCATGGCACCATGAGCGCAATCAAAACGAACATCAATGACTTCGCCAATAGTCTCAATAGTTTCACCAACAGACCAAGCCACCGGTTTAGGATCTTCGCTAGGCTTATTTGAAACGATATGAAGTGCAGCTTCCATTGCAGCTGATCTAGATCCGGGTGCACCATATTTCGGCCTCGGTATTTCCATATTTCCATTGTTTACTTTAGCCATTTCTTCTCGAGAAGCTCTTTTGCCTTTAGTTGCAAAACCTGCATTTGCAAGCGCTCTACCGATCGCTGAAGTTTCACAATTTTCCAATGCAGAAGTAGCGTTAACACCACGATCTGCAATGACTTCAGATGCGACACCAGATGAAAATGGTTTCTCCGAGTCGCTGGTTTTGAATAACTTGCAAACAACAATGAATCGAGATTGGTTATGCTCGACGATGTCTGTTTCAATTCTGCCGTCTGGATACGCTTGGTGCCATTTTTCCAACCGGCTTTCCACTGTTTCATAATCATCTAAATTAAACCCCATTTTCTTTTAACTCCGCTTCTTTTTCAATCCATTCTCCTGCTTCACTACCCCAATCGGCATCCATTTCAGCATCAAGGATAGTTTTGTAGAGTGCTGCATAGGCGATAAGATCTTTAACTGAGTCTTCATGGGATGGAGTTTCAGTAAGCCTAGACACCTTGACCAACGCCATACATAGTGCAGCCTGATGTGCTGTGATTGGCAGATCGAGATAAGCTGACCAGAGGTCTGCGATTCTCTTATGGTTGTAATACGGATGTCCATAGACCGCTCCACGCTGGTGGATTGTCGCAATGGCATCATTAAATAGATTCTCAGTTGTCGATGGCATGATCTTGTTTTCTGATTGATACTTTCCAACCATCGGCACGGCCACGCCAGTAGCCATTTTCGAATCCTTTGTCATAAGCCGCTTTGAACAGCGAATAAATCACAGCTGTACCAAAGCCACTGGCCATGACAAGCCAGATAATCATTTGATCACTTACATTTTCCATTTGTAGCCCTTCTGCCAGCCGTATCTCGGTGACTGGAGAAGTATCAGGCTTAACTTAGGATAAGGGAAATAACCGACACGCTTAATTAAATAACAATACTGTTATCAATGGCATCAATCTGCTCATCGATTGTATTGGGTTTGTAGTCGGTCTCACGCCCCATATGACTTGCCTAGGGCTGTAAATGATCCATCTTTGTTAATTGGAATAAGCGTAGGAGTCATGTTTTTACCATTCCACTCAAGGATTGCAATACCCATCTGCCAGTTGGCTAATCCCTTGGTATAAGAGGCTTTGGCCTTGTTCATAAGGTTTCCTACTTCAATGCCATATAAAGGTCTGTAATGGCCACCTAAGCCCTCTGAGAAGGCACTCATGCCTAACTTATGGGTATGGCCACAAACAACTGATTTACCCGCTTTCCGGGCTAAATTAAGAGCTGTGATGCCAGCGTTAGGATTGCTGTTGCCTTCATCGCCATGAGCCAAAATCCAGCCTTTTTCAAACTCATAAAATGATTTGTGAAATGTAATGCCCATTGTGGCAAAATCCATGAACTTTTCATATTGAAGTTCAGGTAGGCTGATTAAGCCAGGTACTTTTAGTAAAGTGTTATAAAGACGATCCGTATGGTTTGACCGGACTATGTGCGCCTCTTTGGCGTTTTCTGTTAAATCCCAAAGAATCTCTTGAGTAGCTGTGCGATCCCTGTGAAGGGTCTGCTCATAAGCCAAAGGTGTTTTTTCAGACCAACGACTGATTGTTTGAAAATCGATTTCATCGCCAACACAAAGGACACTATCGAACTTCTCTTTCCTTGCTAATTTGATTACATTCTTAACTGCTACTTCATGGTGGAACGGAATTTGTAGATCCGATATTACCAAGTATCGCTTAATAAGTTAATCCTCATCCTCATCGTCATCATAGAATGGAGTTATGTCAGTATCGGCCGTGCTCGGCAAGAGCCAGTCCGGCATTGTACTTTTGCAATCCATTAATCCCATTGCTACTTCGACACTGAAACCAGCCCTACGCAATGCTTGAAAATAAGTATGTAAAGCGATTGCGTGCATATCCATGGCAGTTGTCTCTGTTCGAGCTACTGATTTACGACGGCGTACTGGTTTCTTTTTGGCTGCCATAGTTAAAGGTTACTTCTTATCACAGATAATTCTAAAGATTTCCTCTTGGCGTGTTTCTATTCTTGCTAAACGATCAGCAAGTGATGAACCGCTGTTAGGAGTTAAAGTCCACAGCCATCCTTTAATAAGATAGCGAAGACCCGTAAAGAAAGCGACTAATACGGCGCAGATGCCGGCGGCGAAGCCAGCCCACTCTGCCGGTGTCACTCTTTAGAGCCAACACCAAAATGATTATCGTCTGGATTCAGTGCCCTGATAATTGGTGCCAAGAAAGCGATAACTCCAGCCTTAACAATATCTGCTGGTTTGCCATCTGGATTTGTCATGTAAACAGTAAATACAGCTACAAATAATGCTCTTGCGTATGAGTTAAGAGCTGCTGTCCATTTCTTGTTCATATTTTTCCCCCGATCAAAGGTATTTGAAAGAATGTATTATCTTTATCGCCCTTGTCAGTAAAACTTACATGTATGTGATGATTGTGTGCATTGATACCAACATATGGTCTCCACTCCCAACCTTTTTTAGGTGAAGCGATTTTGCCCATATGAATTACATAAGATATACGCCGATCAGTCTTTCCGGCGAGACGGATTTGGTCAGCAAGATACACTGATAATCCTTTTTGTTGTGAAAGATCAGCATCAATATCAATGGCTCTGACCACTCCTGATGTCCAGTCTGGATTGTGATCTGACACCCCTGCGGAATGACGAGCATCCCCCAACCAGCCATCAGACTTTCTATCCCGGTCGGGAAACCAGTCATCTACTTGTTCCCTCATTTGAACAGCTGCTTTTGATAACCAAGGTTTCAATTTATTGTTGCCATAACCATCATGGTTGCAGTACCGGATGAAACTATTCCATAAAGGGCTTCATTGTCAGATAATTGCATAGTCAATTTATCGCCGTTATCCATACGGTATCCAGTGCTTGTAGTAACATCTGAATTTCCTAAATAAATAATTCCAGATGATGAATGAAGATAAACAATTTGATCAGCTCGATTAGCTGTTACCAGTAATGTAGCTGTGGTTGTTACTGTTTTTTGTGATGTATTAGGCATTTTTCTTTATCTCATGTTCTGGGTTGTTGCATTCCCATTGATAATTTGTTTGATTTAATTTTAACTCTGGATGGCCACATTCTGGTTTGGGAGCCACAAAAGCATCAGCATCTGAAAAATATGTATAACCGATACCAGCATAGTTATATCGAATGTTTCCATTATATGAAGTACGAACACATGTTTGACCTCTGAATTGTCCATACCAAGTTTCAGGGTCTAGACCTTCAATAAGTTCATCTTCGTCAATACCTACAATAACTTCGGTAACCATATTATTGTTATCTAAAAATGCGTAATGTGCCATTATGCCCAACTCACATTTCCTGTGCCGGCTGTAATAGTTGTCACTTTGAATGAACCATCCGTTGCTGTTGAACCAGTTAAACCACCGCCAATTGTGATTGTATTGGTATTTGGATAACGCAGAATTACTACACCAGAGCCACCATTACCACCTCGGAAAACTCCACCAGCCCATTCACCGCCACCGCCACCACCACCGCCACGATTAGCAGTTCCGTTTGTTCCACTGGAATCTGCGCCTGAACCACCAGCTCCGCCACCGCCTGTGCCACCTGTGCCAGCAGAACCACTCGCAACTCCGCCACCGCCACCGCCTGCATAATTTGTTGCAGTTCCGGTTATTGAGTTAGATGCACCAGCTCCGCCGTTACGATTTGTTGCGGCAGCGTTAGATCCACCGCCACCAGCACCTTCGCTAGTAGTTGTTGCGTTTGCACCTGCATAACCTTCAACTGGTGAATAAGATCCAGCATTACCACTTCCACCAGTGCCAGGAGTCGCACTTCCAGCACCACCGCCGCCTGATCCGCCAGAAGAAGCATTTACAGCAATTGTTCTACTTCCACCACGGCCACCACCAGTTGCAGTAGTTGTATTAAATGATGAATTATTTCCGCTAGTACTATTATTTGTATAACCCGGATTTGCGCCGGCACTATTTCCACCATTGCCACCAGCACCGATTGTAATTGAATAATTGGCAGATGGGGTTATTGATTGTGAAGTTAAATAACGATAACCACCGCCGCCACCGCCACCAGAGTATTCATAACCACCACCGCCGCCTGCGGCAATAACAAGATAATCAATTGTAATTGTTGCGGGTACTGGTAATTGAAACAAAGAAGATGTTATACAACCAATCATTAGCCAATAGCTCCTACTACATACCAAGTATCTGTTGCTGTTTTAATGCAAGCAGCAGATTTATATTGAGCCAAGGTTGGTGAGGCGGCAGTTGCGCCAGCAGATAAAACTGTGGTTGTTCCTGAAGTTACTGCTGAAATTGTGCAGGTTCCTGCACCTTTATTTAATACTGTAATGCAAGTGCCAACTGGAAACGCCACTGAAGCGTTGGTTGGTATCTTAAAAGCAATAGCAGATGCCTTATTCATTGGCACTAGAGTCTGATAAGAATCTGTTAATACAGCTGTGTAATCTGCTGTTTGATCTGATCCAACAGTGAAGGTAACCAACCCGTTGAACATTGCAGCCGTCATTACATCGCCGGTTGCCGCTGGAAATCCTGATGCCATTTGTTACTCCTTAGTAGCTTAGTGTATTGGTTCCCAAGACACCATACAAACTGGATCCTATTATAAATCCATCTATTATTGGCTCAAGGGTGGTAAATGTCGTTCTCCATGAATTAGGGGTGATTTTGTGTTCCACTCCAAAAACCTGAAGAGTCTTGGTTATTGATGTTGTTGATGTTCCAGATCCGGGTTGAGTTGTAGTAACTGTTACTGGATCGAAATAATCTAGGCCTAAAGCGGCGACTATGCCGGCATCGTAATTATTTGTATAAAGATTAAGGGTAATGGCATCGCATCGAATTGAAGTTTCAGCATGGCTGGCTACATAAGCCAAAGCATAATTAAGGGCTTCATCGGTAGTCTGCATCAATAGATTTTGTTGGGTATAACCATGAGTGAAATACTTGGCAATAGAAGCCGTATTGGTAGCGACTTGAGTAGTCAAACCAGTAGCGGTTATATAGGCCACATTAGTTACCTGAGCATCGTTTAGAAGCCATAAAGCATATTCATAAGGTATCTGTGTGCCATTATCATTAAAGGCCACCGCTGGGGCGTAAACGCTTGATGTGGTGAATTTACGATCTTGGAAAACTATTGATCCTGAAGCATCTACATAGAATGCGCCATACTCGGATATTTGAACTGTTTGACAAGCTGCTAAAACTGTTCGAGCAGTTCCCGGATCTGCTTGTAATGTGGTTTGACCAGCATCAATATCACGCATTGAAGATGGCCATGAAACTTGATCTAATATTTTATTGATGCGGGTTCCGGATAATTGTCCAGCACCTGAATCGGCAATAGTAGTGATCTGAGCATTATTTAATAATCTAAGAGCATCAACAGCTGTAATAACTGTATAAGCCACATCTCCAACCTTTTGAGGGGTAATGGTGTTATAGGCAGTAATAAATCCTGAAAATATTGGGTAAGTAGTACCACCATAAGTTGCAGTAATTTGAACTTTACGCATCGGGCTTAAAAGCTGAAAGTAGGGTCCCGAACTGTTTTGGGGGTTAAAGTCCCCATTCTGATCGACAAGGCGAAGACTAAGAGTTCCGGTAAAAAATTGATCAGCGATTGCATTACGACCACGGGATGTAGAAATTGAATCTACTTGACTAGATACATCCACAATAATTGCGGTTGAATCGGCGAGAATGTTAGTACCAAAAATACCTGAACCGATAATAAAAGCCTGACCAAAACTTGGGCCAGTTGAGAAGTTAATGAAAGCATTAACCTTTGGAATTGCCATTATAAGAACCCAGCAAAGCCAGCCGGCGCAGTAATTCCTAAAGTAACATTGTTCTGAAGGTTGGCTTCATTCACCATTTTGTTTAATTGTTGTTGAGAATCAAATACTGGGGCATAGTAATTATAATTATTTGTGACCCCACCACCAGATCCAGCAGATGCAACGGCTGCACCTGGTACATATGGAGACTCTCTAAATGCACCATAATTTGAAGCATTTTCAAACGCATTAAATAATTTATCAGCTGCTTGAACCGCTGCATTGGCAAAAGTATTGGCAGCATTAGCCGCATCTAATTGTTTGTTGTAAAGGGCTGCAAGTGAAGCATCTTGATCCAATAGAGCCAGTTTTGCCTTGATGCGTAATTTGGTTTCTTCGTCTGTGGCATTTGCCAAAGCAACTTGCAGGTTGATTCGATCTGTGTCAAATTTATTGGCTAAATCTTGTAATGCTAGTTTGGCTCGATCTTTGGCCAATAATTGAGCGGCAATGCGATTTTTCTCTTTAATCAAAGCCAATTCTTTTTGATTACTTACATAATAATCATTGGAAGTTTGGCCGCCTTGATATGAACGACCAGCCCGGGGCATATTATTTTTACCAAGTGATTCTTTACCAAGATTATAATACGCACCAACAACCGGAGCGATGCTTAATAATTTGTCTAATACATTGGTATTACCAATTTTGATAGCTGTAAATTGACCAACTTTGGTAATTAAAGTTCCGAAGCCGGCAACAAGACTTGCAACAATACCAGCAAGGTTTTCCATATCGGTAGTAAAGTTTTTTAAACCATCTTTATTTGTTCCTGAAGACAAACCAGCAAGGATGCCTTGTCCGATAATTTCTTTAGAATTTGCTAGGGAAACATTTAATTGATCCATTTTGCCGGCATAAGTTCCTAATCGAGCCGAAGCTTGTCCAGAAAACTTTTTAGATAAAGCATCAAGGATTTTATTCATATCGCCACTAGCCAAAGTGGTTTTATCTATACCTGCACCCAAACGGCTAAGAGCTGTGGTTTGTCCTGTATATCCTTTGGCTAAAGCATCAGAAACTTCTTGCAAAGATTTTCCAGTACCGGCACTTATATCTAAAGCAACGCCCAAAGCCTTTTGGCTCTGAACCAATGATCCGCTAGAGGTAATTAAAGTTTGAAATGCTGGTCTTAATTCATCATCCAGCACGCCGTACATTTTTTGAAGTTTGGCGATGTAATCTTCAACGCTCTTATCAGCATATCCGTAACCAAGATTCTTTAATTGAACCTGCAAAGCCTTGGCTGCTTTTTCATCAGCTATAAATGCTTGAGCTGAAGATTTGCCAAAAGCGTATATCTTTTGAGCAGCAAAAACTTTACCTAAGGTTTTACCTAGTTGTTTAGTGGTTTTTTCAAAATCTGTTAATTGCTTTTGACCTTTAGCAAGGGCTTTGCCGTTGTATGTGGTGGTTGCACTGACGAATATATTTGTCATTTAGGTTGAGCCGCCTTATTAAATTTAGTGATGGCTTCATTGATCGCATCTACTACGGCAGGTACGACTTTGCCATTATCTTGGGCCCATGCTTTATAAATCAATCGACCTTTTTGTTTATCTGCTCCGGACAAAGATCCCTGCATATTACGAATAAATGTTTGTCCAGCAGTTGGGTTAGATGAGTGTGAATATCGATTACCGGCTTTGCCTTTACGACCGACCCATGGTTGACCATTTGGATTGGCTCGACCGGCGGTTTCATAAATTGCTCCAGCAGCAGTTTTGTTAGCTACATAAAATGCGCTTTTGAATCCATTGTCGTTCTTGTTTGTGGTGCCAGCAGAATAGACAATTCCTTTATCAATCGTGCCTTTATTGAACCCACGATTTTCCCATGTTCCTTTTTGGTTCATCCAACCCGACATGGTTTGAAATGGTACATATCCTCGAGCCTTGTTTTCCACAGGTAACATTACAGCTTTAATTTCCGCTTGCATTTGTTTGTAAATCTCTGGATTAAATTGCTTCATAGCACGCTTAGTCTCAGCGAGACCTTTTACGACTAGTGGCATTTTTAATCTCCTGTGCTCTGTCTTTAAGGACTTGGATCATGGCATTAAATACCGATTGATCCAGTTCCATTAAATCTTGGGGCGCAATTCCTGTTTCAACCGCCAGACTGGCGATCAAATAGGTCATTGATCCCCGACCTAAAAATTTGTTTCGTCATCCAATACTTCGACCTTGGCTAGAGTTTCAACAAACTCAATGCCAAACATCGGTACTGTTACACCAGACTTCCGTAAGCATTCCCATGCGAGCCAGTAAATGTCTGACTGGCGTTCCTGCTCACGGAAAGTCTTGTGAATTCCTGCTTTGAAATGAAGTTCAAAGGCCATTTCGATCGCTGGAGTAATCTGATGCTCAGTTACTTCTCCAGTAGCCCTTGTGATACGAAGTCTAGCCATGTGCCCTTATCTCCTTAGAATGATCCTGAAGTTGTTTGAACCACAGTGCTGTTGCAAGTGAAGGTGATGCTTGAATTTGAAATATCGCCAACCGCACCATTCAAAGGTTGCAAGTTATTGATTAATAATGAAACAGTGTAAAGAGGGTTTGTTGCTGAAACAGCAGTTCCCTTTACCGGAATCAATACAGCTGTAACTGTTGTGCCGTAAGCTGCTTGAAGAGTAGCGCAAACAGAAGATGCTGCGAAATCGTTCAAGAAGTTTAGAGTTAATTGTGATGATTCCAAACCTTTTGCAAATTGATGTGCAGTGCTTCCTTGTGCTGTTACTTCAACTTCATCAAAAGTCTGTTGAAGTGTTACTGATGTAATATGGTCTGACAGGTCAATACTATTGATTTTGACCCCGACGTTATTTTGCAAAAATATTGCCATGTGTTATTCCTTATCTTTTGTAATTGCCGGTGTTGCTGGCTTTGGATCTTTAATCTGACCTGTCTTGATTAAAAACGCCAAATTCTCTTTTTCCCATGCTGCTAATTTGTCAGCATCTGTGTCTGCCATGATTAACTCCAACTCGTTAGTATGTCGAAATTTAGATCTACATTAAGTAAATCTCCTGAAGATAATGATATTACCTGTGGTGCTGAAAATGCTGGAGCGTTATAACTTAAACCGGATCCAGATAGTTTTTGATATACAGCAATCATAAATTCTTCAATGGTTTGTAGATTGCCTTGATTATCAAACATAGGTACAAATAAAGATATTTTGAAATGAGCCGTTGGGCTAATGGTTAAATTTGAATTGTCATTAACTGTCAAATAGGGATCAGCTGTGCCGACCACAATTGAATTAGCCAAAGGCGTTGCTGGTGGATAAGAGAAAACTGACCACACGCCATCATTGGCAAGAGCCGTGGCGATTGTGGATCTAAGTGTAGTGATCGCCGCTGTCATCAGCCGACCATTGATCTAGGGCTTGTGTAAGGGGCAATTAGACCCTGTACACGGCTCATTAAACTACGACCCATCTTGTATGGACTAGGTTGGAAATCAACGGCAGTTCCACCGGTTGCTGGAGTCTGCCGAGCTTGCCAGATGTCCACCGCTAACATCATGGCCGCCTCACGAACTGCTGGAGT